TCGGAGAAGTGATTGTCATAAACATAATCATATTGAATATGTTCTGATAACACATCCCAATCTTCCATAGAAACAATGTTCTTAAGAAGCAATTGAGTTCTCAACATATCATGGAAGAGTTGTGAGAATCTCTTCCTCATTCTTCCAACAAACTTGGTGAATTTAATTTCGTCTCTTAAAATTTCAGAAGAACGACCAAGATTGAAACCACTGCTAGATGCAAGTCTAGACTCGGGAACACCAAGTGCTCTGTATAGTTTCTTTTGGAAATATTCAATGTCTGCAAGTTCGCCAAGATTTTGTCCACCAGGTAAAGTGGTGATTTCAGTTCCGCGACCACCTTCACGACGAGGAAGCCAGAAATCTTCTAACATACTCATCATCTTGCGATCATCACGAACTTCTCCAGTGTTCGCATCATAAACCAACTTATTACGATAACGATTCATGACTTCACGCAGATATTGTTCTGCTTTGATCTTTGGTAGATTACCAACATCAATATAGAAAATTCTGCGTTCTGGTGCTCTTGATAGTCTATAGATAACCAGAGAATCCTCAATCATTCTGAGTTGATTGAGTGCTTTAATTGCTTTGTGGAGATATGAAAGAACTGTATTCTTATTTCTATCTACAAGACCAGAGTGAACATAGGTGATTGCATCTTTAGAGATTCTCGTTACTGCACCTGCACCAGTTTTAAATGATCCTGCTTGTTTACCCATACGTCCATTAGGATCGTATTCATAGTATTCTTCAATTTGTGGAGCAGTAACTTCACCGCCCTTTACGTTCGCAACTACTGGACCGAGAGGATTATTTTTATCTTTTTTGATTCTCCTAATATGACGGATCTTTTGTGGATCTACGTATCTTAGTTCTTGAATACCTTGTTCTGGTTTTTTAAAATCAATTACTTTATGATAGTAAATACGTCCATCAACGTACCAGTTTCTTAAAATCTCATGACACCTATCATCAAAGTGTAATAGAGATTTGATATTTTTAAATTCTTCTCTGATTAAACCTTTCAGTTTATCTGTACAAGGAGCATTCTCCAGATCAATCTCAACAGGAGAATCATTCTGATCAGAAACGATCGCTTCGTTTATTACATCTTCAATGGCTCCATCCACCTCAGGATGTAGTGCCATTTCTCGATATCTTTTAATTAAGTCAAACTCTGACTTATATACACCTTCAATATCAACGTACTGCCCATAAAAACCGCTAGAAACATAATAATCCGAAGAATCTTCTTGATTCTCCGGCACAGGAGAGACGACGGACTTCTTAGATCCGTCGTCTTCCTTGAATTTAAAACCAAATAATTTAGGCATTAATTCTCAAATAGAACTCTTCGTTCTATTATTTATGTCATCAAATTAGCTGGACTGGGGAACACCCATGTCAGATGTACCATTTCTAAGTGCATCCCACCACTGAACTTGTAGGGTTACTGTGAACTCTTCAATGATATCAGAAGAATCATAAGAAACTTCGATTTCACTGACATTAGTTGGGAATACTCCGTAGAATCTGTAGGTTTTCAGGACAGGAATATTGTCATTAAGTTTTGGTCCAGTAGCTGCACCAGCAACACCTCTACCGAGTTGTCTTACATAACAATCGGTTTGATATTGAGATGGAGTGATGACACCAGAGTTATCATTTACTCTGTTGATTCCATTCATCCACTTCTCGAAAGCAGTTCTGATTTTGAAATCAGTATCGTTAACGACAGTGATAGTCCAAGGATCGAAAGTACGATCACCTGCAACCTTCAGAACTCTGCCTCTGAAAGGAACTGGAATTTCTGCAATGTTAGACGCAGGAAGTTGTGCAGCTTTGCACATGAATTGAGTCAGATCTGAAACAGATCTCGTATCATCATTAATTCCTGTTCCAGGAGTGTCTCCTACTAGTGCAAAAGTTGGAAAGTTAATTTCAACTTCAAACAGATTGGGGCGGGCACCGCCGCCAATCAGTCTTGCTTTAAAATCCTCAAGTGTTCTTGTACCAAATTGTGGTGGGTTTTGATTTGCCATTGTTCGTTACCTGTAGAATAGGGTTATAGTATTAAAACTGCGATTAAACGGTTCCAACAACCTCTTCAAAGCTAACTCCAGTTCTGTTAGCAACGAAGGTAAGACCAATGAAGTTAATTGATCTTGCAGGTTTGATAAAGATGTCAGCCCTAAACTGATTTGCATCAATAACATCTGGAGTGTTATTAGTTTCGTCACAGACAACGAGGAAATCAGTGATACCTCTCTTTGCCTTAACATCGCGGAGATATGGTTCAACAATATTGACAAAGTTGGATCTTGTCAGTGCATCATTGAACTCAAAGAGTTGAGATCTCGCTGCGGTTTGAATGGTATCTTCAACGGTAAGGAACAGACGACGAACATTAATTCTATCGAATGCAGAAGCATATGATAGACCAGTCTTATCTCCGAAGAGAATAATTCCAGAACCAGGTGAGAAGATAACTGGGTTGATTCTCTTAGGATAAAGAAGATCTCTTTGTGCTTGAGTTGGGTTATATGCAAGTTTAATTGCATTATTAATAACGCCTCTCTGAGCACCAGCTGGAGAGAACCATGGATAATTATTGATGGATGTTCTTGCCATCAAACCAGCAATATCACCATTCAGAGGAATATATCTGAACTGATTATTGAATCTGTCAAACATGTACTTATAACCACTGTCAAATACAGCGTAAGAACTTGATGTAACAGAATCGTAGAATTGAATAATGTTACTTGTTTGAGTTTCTGGATTTGTTACGTTAACAACTCCTGCTCTGTGTGGAGAGATGACTGCAACACAGTCCTTTCTGCCATTTGCAATTGCAATCAACTTGTTTGCTTTTGCTTGTGACTCAAACAGAGTGCTCCCGCCACTTGGTCCTTGGATTAGGAAGTTTACATCATATTCCGCTGGATTTTCTAGAACTGTATAACTAGAAATTACGTTTGCAAGTGTTGGAGCATATCCATTGGTTGCACCGTAGTTTGCACCATTATCGAGAGTGTAAGTCTTATTACCTGCAAGACCGAAAGCAATTCCACTTGCTTCTTGTCCCCATGTAATACTTCCACCACTAGTTACAGTAAATCCATCAAGAGTTGTAAATTCTGGAGCTACTAGAGAATCTACTGCGCCTGCAAAGAGATAATTTGAATTATTCTCAATGTAGTTCTTATAGTAGATGTTCTCACTTGGAGTAATTCTTGCGTCAGTAGCCTTAGAAAGGTTAGTAAACTTCTCAAGAATGTTTCCAGAAACACCACTTACTGATCCATTGTCGTCAACGACAACAACGTGCATCTCATCATTTTTACCATTTCTGGCCTCAGCATATTGTGAAGTGCCAGGTCTAGGTGCGACGTTCTTCCAATAGACAGTAGAATTTTGTAGTCCAAGAGTTTGCTCATCATACCAGTCTTTTACTCCATGATATGATGCCTGTGGTAGTAGTCCTTCACCATTATCATCGGTTTCATCTACCGCATCTCTTGTATATCTAACAACTAATGTTGTTGCTGCAAATCCAGCAGGTGATGCAGTGTCTAGGATAATTTTACCAGTATCAAAACCAACGACTCTTGCAGAAAGAGTTCCGTTGAGTGTTTGTACTAAATCTCCTGGGAATGTTAGAGTCTCAGCTTTGATTCTTGACTGAGCTTCAGTATTATTTGTAATGAGTTCGGTTGAACCGAGACTTACTGTTACATCGTTAGTAATTCTGAACTTCTCAAGAGAAGTTGCAGTTCCAACGTTGTTGAATACCTGCCAATAAGTTGACTTTTGACCCTCAATCTGAGCTTGAATTCTGTTAAGTCCAGATTCGGTGTATTCTACAGCTGCAGCTGTTCCAGTTGCATTTTCAGTTCTACTGAGAATCTTAACATCAACAGATCCATCATTGATTTGAGTGATGATACCTTTTGTAAAACCAGTGAAAGTTTTTACAGTTCCATCTGCAGGATCTGCGTAGGAAGTTGTGAATCCACAAGTGATTCCGTAACCAACTTCAAGTCCAAATGTACCGATAGATACTCTTTGATCTGCGGCGGAGTCAATGGTGCAAATTTTTAGTTTGTTTGACCATGATCCTGCTTCTCTAGAAGCATAGTGCCAATCTGATGCGGCTGAGTATGAATTCGCGTAGTCTTCTACGGACTTGATCTTTAGGGAGAGAACAGTACCAGCGACACCTGCGTGTGCGTTGACAAGGTTGTCATCGTCTGAACGAATAACTCTTAGTGTTCCACCATAAGAAAGGTAGGAGGATGCGGTCATCCAATACTCATATTGACCATCGGTATTTTGTGGTTTACCGAAGGTGTTGAGAAGGTCTTGTTCTGTTTCCACCAGTACAGGTTCTCCGATTGGACCTCTGGCAAAAGGACCTGCAATTGCTCCCACCTGATCGTTTACTGCATCAATTCTGCCTACAGTAAGATCAACTTCTCTAACTTTTACGCCTGGTGATACTAAGTTTAGCGACATGTCTTTCCCCTCTAAAGAAGATTCATATGACTGAAACTATTTAGAAATTTGGATGCTTCAAATGGGGAAACAGTGCATGAACACCCTACCAATCAGGATATTCCCAGTAAACTTGTTTATTTTTAGTTCTTGATACTTTAATTCTTTTCACTGTGCATTCTTTACACTCATAAGAATATGCAGATGGTAAAGTGCCTCGATCTTTTCTTGTTAGATAAAAATCATTCAATAAATTTTTTGTTTTACCACAAGATCTGCACTTTCTTTCGTTAAGAAATAAGTGTTCTAATTCAAATGACTCTTCAAAAGTCATTAGTTATACTCCCACATATATGACATATCACCATACTCATCTGTCTTCCATATTGTTCCATCATTTTCTACGATGGTTCCTTCATCATCCAAACCATCACTGATAAATCCAAATGGTGCCATGTCAGCTTCGATTTGATCTCTTTGGTCTTCATATATTTTTTTACGAACATCGTTGTCCGTCATTTCTTTAAAGTAGTCCTGTTGAACTAACCATGCAAATATAACGAGACACATTGCAAGATCATCATTACAACCTTCTTCTGCTTCAAATGAACCTGACTTTTGAATGAATGTGGTCAACTCACTGATTACATCCAAATCAGATACAAGTAGCTTGTCATCCTCAATTAGTGCTTTTAAATTTAGAGATCCAATCTTCTTTACGGTCTTGGACATCTTGACACCTAATTGTGTCTTCTTACCCGAGAATCCTTGACCAACTACTTGACCTGCACGACCACGCATGGAACACATGAGTATATTGTCATACTCTAGATCCATATGAATAATGGATGCTACTTGATCTCCGATGTCATTAACTTCTACTAATATAAATGCCTGATTATATGCCTTCGATACATCTCTAATGATGTTCGGAAACAAGATTGGTTTGATTGTATTATTTCTATACTTAGCAACTAATCTATAGGGAAATGACGTTGTGTCACATACACAAAATGCGGAGTAATCTTTTTCTACACCTCTTGCAACGTCAACGGTAACGACATATGTATGATCTTCTTTTGGTTCTTCATAGATATCCAATCCTGCATTTCTCTTGATCGGATCATCATAAACAAGAGACTTTAATTTTGCTGCAGTAATCAAAGTATCAATAGATCCTAAGAACTCACACTCAAACTCGATTTTGAACTGTTGTTCTGATGTGTTCTTAATTGTTTGTTCTTTCCACTCCAAATCCCTACCAGGGACTTCGGACCAATGAACATCAGTTGGAATATAATCGTTCTTACTCTTTTCCGCATCGTGCCACATACGGTAGAAGTGATTCATACCGTGTGGGGTGGATACGATGATTACTTTGGTGTTTTTACCAGAAGTAATAGTAGGATAAACAGAGGCAAAGAAGTCATCAGCAACGTGATTTGGGACGAACGCGAACTCGTCGAGAAAGAGGACGTTGAATGACATACCTCGGACAGCACTTGCAGACGTAGAAGCTGCCAATATCTTACTGCCATTTTCCAACTCCATCGATCCTTTGTTCCAGGCTATAATACCCTGTTGCATCCATTTAGGTAAGTTCTCGTATGCAGTTTGTAACCTTCCGAGAAGTTCTCTTGCGGTTGCCGCCTTGTTTGCGAGAATACCAATGTTGACACTATCGTTGAAAACTGCATAGTGCAAAAGATAAGACACCACGGTGGTAGACTTACCCGTCTGTCGTGGCATCTTACAGATATTAAATCGATTCTCATGAAATCGATTAATCAGTTTCTCTTGGAAATGATATGGATGGAATTGTGTTAAACCTTCGTCTAGTGAAACAATCTTGATATAATTGTTTGCGAAATAAACAGGATCTTCTTTACACTTGAGGAACTCAATAACCTGTTCCTCTGTAAATTCAATCGGTGTATTCGCTTTTTTTAGATTAGGATTACCAAGATATACGTCACTCATAAAATCACATGTTTGCTATAGAACTTATTACTTCCTGTTGTTTAAAGTAGAGTTTTAAATAAGACTTCGCGAACTCTCTCGCTTCAGTTAGAGTCATCTTATCAATCTCTCTAGCCTGACGTTCATATTCAAGTGCTTTTGACAAATTTGAAAGTTCGATGTCGTCTTGCATAATCAACTCCTTGTAGAAACAATAATTGGTTTACCTGGATCGGTGGCGCTGGGGAAGTAGTAACTCACCATTCCACCTGGATAAATCTTTTCTACTTCGTTCTTGACTTCATCACGGGAAGGTCTTGCCGTACCCTGGAAGAAAAGTTGCAAGCGATGAGACTTACCTCTCCATAATACTATTATAGTGTAAACGTTACCATATTCCTGTATCCTTTGATAGTCTTCAGTATTCATATACTGGACTTCCTCTTTTTTAGTCTTGTTACCCCAGTTCTTAGCGCCGACCTTACGACACTTGACTAATGCTCCAGATGCATATGCAGAAGGCCATACGGAATAACGAGACTTGACTTTGTGGTAACAAGCGTCTTTTTCTCCTTCCTGGATATTCTCCTCGTTAGTCATATAATCTGCAACTGTATCGATGTCATCTGCAGATCTAGTGAGTTTTGACTGAACCCATGCTTTGAGTTCACCCTCTCCAGTTTCACCCATCTTTTTCTCAAGACGAGAAACTGCATTTTTAATCGTTGCTAGTTGACGACGTGCCATTTCATACTCATGATCACCATCACCTTCAAAGATTTCAATTCTCCAGTCAGATTTTAAATTACCTTCCAAACATTGACATGGATCATTACCACATACTGGACATGTTTCCAACTCTTCTTTTTTAACACAGTTTGGATATCTCTTACCAAACATGGTCTTCATACCTTTCTTCTCATATCCCTTCCAACACTTTTCACCAAGCATCTTACTTCCGAGACCCTCAGTTGGTTTCAATGGTTCTGTTTCAATAATGTCAACTGTTTCAAATTCAAGTGCTTTGAACTCGTCTCTCCAGTTTGAAAAATCGTATGAATCGGTTACCATTTTTGCCTTTCCTTTTCTATCGGGATTTGGATCTTCTTTGCGTTTTTTAGCAGCTCTTCTATTTCTTTCGTCTTTACTCATTGAAGCGCGATCATCCGCATCACGACAGAATGGTTTGGTCTTTTGACCTGGTTGTCTCGCACAGGGTTTACCGTCATACTTACCACCCGTTTGTTTCCAACCACCACCTTTGAACCAATCACGAAGGGAATACCCCTTATCTTTCGCAGACTTACCATCACGTTTTTCTAATATAGTATTTTCGCTCACCCCGCCACCATTTCCTCCGCCGCCGTTGCCGCCGCCATTGGAACCACCGTTTCCGTTACCGTTTCCATTTTTCTTGCCTTCTTCACCATCTTCATTTTCTTTAGACAAATAACCACCACGTCCCACATAATAACCCATAGGGACTTTCTTACATTTTTTATCAGTATAGCACCAGTACTTCCCAGGGGGACACGATTTAGCTTTGGTCATATTAGGTAAGTATGTCCTTTATCTATTTAGAATCTCCATTATTTTTGAGAAATTTCTGGAGATCCGCTGTAGACCCAAAGAAAACCGCATTGTTTGTAACGTTTGTCGCTTTAGGTGATTTCCCATCGTCTTTTTCGATGTCTTTTACTTTTTTCTGAAGATCGACTAATTTATCGGCAACATCACCGACATGTTTGATAAGTTGTCCTGCAACCTCAAATGCTCTAGGAGAATCTGATTCTTGTGCAAGTTCTAAAATTCCATCAACTGCTTCTTGACCTTTTTCAATCAAGGAGTAAAGATTACCCCGAGTATATTCATAATCTTTTTTGAGTTGTTCTTGAGTGGAAGTAACGACTTCAGTTACCTCTGGTTCTTTTTTGACAATTTTTTCAGACTTAACCTCTGTGGGGGTAATATCCAAAGCATCATCTATTTCATCGTACTTCATGCGTCCACGTCAGTTTGTTTGGTTGTACTGTAGATCTTTCCATCATTAAAATTGAATGTAGATTCATTGAATCCAAAATCATCGTCAAGATCAATCAGTTCATCGTCTGCTGCATTGATTGCGTTAACATAATCCAATGCTTCATGAGTGGTAGCAATAGTACCGTTCTCACCTCTATTTACCTTGATAACATTACCAGCAATTTCTCTGATAAACATTACTTCTTCACCAATCTGTATGTAAGTCTTAGAAATCAACTGAGTTCCAAATTCAACACTAAACTCGGTGACGTTTGCTGCAATATCTTCAGAAAGTTGGGTTGCACCGTCAGAATTGTAATCTTTAAGGGCTTTAGGAGTTGCAACATAACGAAGTTCCCTGGATGCATTTTTTCTTTCGGTATTCGTATAATAATCGACTTGAACTTTTTTGATTATACTATCGTTACCAGTATCCACTGGACCAAATAGATATGTTTTTGCAGTAAAGTCTAATGTGTATACTAGGGATCTTCTTGTAGTAAAATCTCCCTCATAATCATCATCCATTTGAATACTATTCAAGACCATTGGGATATCTCTAGTCTCACCTATTTGTTCGACTAGATTGACTGTTAGATTAAAGTGGGGTTGAAAATATGGTAATATTTGTTCCACTATCTGTAGTGCATCTTCATTCAGTTTTGTCATAATTGACAATCTGATATTTACGTTGTATGGAACAGGCATAAAAGCCTTAGTAATCTTGTTATTATTCTGATCTACAACCTTAAAAGTTTGCATGGTTGAAGATTTTCTGGTTGGATCATATGAAATACCCACCATCTCAAATGCCATTCTAGGCAGAGTTATTGCAACTTCTTTTCTAAGATTTGGAGATTGTTCTATTCTCGCTAAGAACTTTTGCATAGGTCCATATGCAATAGGGACCTTTAATTGACTAAACCCGTTTCCAGATGTATCTTTGTGTTTAATTTCAATATTATTGAATAATGTGCCGAAAGCTATAATAGTCTTTCTTAAAATTTCGTGATAAAAATAAGTTCCAAACATTAGAATTCTCCAAAGGGATTGGCTTGACTAAAGTCAATAATTTCGTCAGCTTCTGATTCAATATCTATATTATCTGCAAATGCATCTAAGAATTCATTTGAATCAACAGTAGATACTTTATAACTTCCTGCAGCTCCTACAACAGATTCTCCTCTTTGGAATGTTCCATTGACAGTAGCTAACTTGAGAATGCGATCATCAGCATCCCATTCTCTTACATATCCAGTAGCTCCAGAACGTTGACCAGTAACTACTTCATTATATTCATAATAACCATAAGTATCCGACGTTGGAGAAGTAAAGGTAATACTTGGAGTAAATGTATAACCTGCCCCAGCGTTGGAATAAAGAATCTGAGATACTTCTCCATTTGTATTGCGAACTACTTCCGCCTTTGCATTATTGATTTCAGAACTTACCCCAACAGATTGTGCAACAAATATTGGTTCAATGAATACTTGTGGATCGGTAGTATAACCTACACCACCACTACTAATTGCAACAACTGGTAGAACTCCTGTATTCATAACTGCAGTAGCAATACCACCAGACCCGTTTGAACTAATAAATTCAATAGTTGGTGATTCGGTATAACCGTAACCAGGATTTGTTATAAGTACTCGGTCAATACCCCTCTTGTTATTTACAGTTCTAGAAGTCATAATTGCAACTGCAGTTGCAGTAGTTCCATTAACTGGACTGGAGAAAGTTATTGTTGGTGCTATTGTATATCCAATACCAGTTCTATCGTTCTGACCGAAAGTAATACTAGAAATACCACCAGCAGATACAGTTACAGTCGCAGTAGCCTGTTCGCCTTTCTCAAAACTATCTAAGTAAATTCTAGAACCCTCAGTTGCTCCAACTCCATTATAAACTGATGCTGTATCATATATTTCAAAATGATCAAAGTATTGGATACCACCAGTAGTTGATCCAAGCGATACTACATTGTCATCAACAAACTTTTGATTTTCATAATTTGTTCCAGAAAGATTTTCATAAAATTGTCTAACTCTAGTGCTTCCCAGAGGATCATTCCACATAGAGAAGGTAGTACCATCCCAACTAAACTCAAGTTTATTCCACCCATTAGTGAGTGATATTGGTTCATTTAATATTGCTGTACCAAACTGTGCATTATCTGTTCTTCTTATTTCAACACTGACGGTACTATTTGCAGTCCACTTAACATTCACGAAGTTTGATCTATACAGATATCCACTAGTCGGAGTGGATCCCGTATAGTAATAATAGAATTTTACAGTTCCTACAGATTTTTGTCCTGTTATTCCGCGAGTCGTATCTAAT